TTGCCTGCACCCACGGCGGTGAGCCGGTGGTCTGCGTTGAGGGCAACGGCACCCGGCCTTCTCACCGAGGTGATGGCTTCAAGGAATCTGATGTCATGTATACCCTGAACACAGTGGATCGCCACGCAGTTGCTGCGCCGACCTATTCCTCCAGCAAGGCATCCTTCTTTACCCAAGCAGAAGAAGATCTTGCCAATACCTTGGTGGCAACGGACTACAAGGACCCGCCCATCATCAACACCACCCCTGTGGGTTTCGACCCTTCCACCGCGAGAGATGTAGGACAGTATGTTCTGCCCAACTGCGGAAACACACTGGTCAACGGCACCTGCCCCGGCTTCCATAATGGTGTGGTGGATACCACCTATACCGTCCGCAGGCTAACACCTACTGAGTGTGCCAGATTGCAGGGTTTTCCGGATTGGTGGTGTTCCGAACTGGGCACCGCAGATCCCACAGACGAGGAAGTCGCTTTCTGGACAGAGGTATGGGAGACACACCGAAGGATCGTATCCCCTAAGACCAAACCCAAGTCTGAAAAGCAGATCCGGAAATGGATTACCGATCCTCATTCCGATGCAGCCGAATACAAAATGTGGGGGAATGGCGTAGCCTTGCCCTGCGTTTATTTTGTGCTTGCGGGCATTGTGTTTAATACACAATAATGGGTCCCGGATTTCTACATTCTTCGTGGCAGAAACAACTTGCTATTCTGGACCACTAGAGCGAATATGTGACTACCCAAATTAAAGGAGGTCACCATTATGACATTTAAAACAAACGCACAGGGCAAAGACCGAAAGCGGCTGGCGTTGGTCATCGCAAAGTGGACGGGAAACCAGGTCAAGTATGCCGGAGCCCCTACCTTCAACTACGAAATTGGCGGGATTGTTATCGATCGGAACGCCGAGGTTGATGTTTGCAACACAATGCCGGATGAGACACTCGACCGACTCCTTCAGCACCTTTACGATGAAGGCTTCGATCCGGATATGCGTACCGCAGAATCCAACGAGCCTACCGGAGTTTGCATTTCCATGCCTCGTAGCCTTTTCACCGATGCTCACATCGCAAACCTTTATGGAATCGTGGAAGCCAAAGGAAGCCTCATCAAGAAAGCCTTGGGAGTGGCAGAGCTGCCGATCCTTTTAGAGGACACCAAGGTTTGCTTCCCCTGGTTTCCTGCCTACACCAAGCCGGAGGAGCTGATCGCCTATGAACAGTTTATTTGCCGGGTCTGCGATATGGCACGGAATCAGAAGCGGATCAACGCCAAGGAGAAGGAAGTGGACAACGAGAAGTACGCCTTCCGCTGCTTCCTTCTTCGCCTGGGCTTCATCGGTGATGAGCATAAGGTAACTCGCAAGATCCTGCTCCGCAACCTTTCCGGCAGCTCTGCCTTCAAGGCAGGATCAGCAAAGGAGGTGGCAGAGCAATGAAAGAATGGCAACTGAAGCAACTCCGCGAGGAGTACCCGGTCGGCACACGGGTGGAACTGATCTATATGGACGATCCCTACAACCGCAAGCTTGTCCCTGGATGCAGAGGCACCGTTAAGCACGTCGATGATATGGGTACGATCCACGTATCCTGGGATTGCGGTTCAGGTCTCGGCCTTGTCTACGGTGAGGACGAATTCAAAAAGGTGGTGGACTGAATGGCTGATGACATTCTTGACCGCCTTTTCTACGGGCAGGTTACTCCCTTTGATGATTCCGTGGAGGATATTGAAACCTACCGTGAATTGAACCACAAGATGGGTGAGGTTTGGGAGCAGATCGAAGCCCAGGCATCACCGGAGCTGCGTGACCTCCTGGATCTTTACAAGGTCTGTCGTGCAGATCTGGATATGCTGGCACAGCTGGATCGCTTCAAGGTCGGTTTCCGCTTGGGAATCCAGCTGTTGACTGCTGCAACCGGACAGCGTAAATTGCCCGAATAAGTACATATTTTACCCGGTTTTGAGGGTAAAACATTGTGTATATTATGACGCAGATATAACTTGCTATTTCCTCCAAGTAGAGCGAATATGTGACACACAAAAAGAAACACACATATTTTTGGAGGGTCAATTATGAACGCAAAGGTAGAAAAGCAGATCGCAGAAATGAAGAAGCAGACCATCGGGGTCGAGGTTGAGATGAACAACATCACCCGACAGAAAGCTTCCCAAATCGCAGCAATGCATTTCCGCACAGGGCGGTACGAATACACCGCCAACCGCAACGGCTACGCCACCTGGAGTGCTTGGGACGAGCAAGGTCGAGAGTGGAAATTCCAACGGGATGTAAGCATCACCGGACCCGAGGATGAAAAGTGCGAATTGGTCACCCCGATTCTTACCTACGCTGATATGGAAACCTTGCAGGAGCTGATCCGTAAGCTTCGCAAAGCCGGAGCCAAGAGCGATGCCACACGGTGCTGCGGAGTCCACATCCACATTGGAGCCAAGGGACACACCCCTCAAACCCTCCGCAACCTCGCAAACATTATGGCAAGCCACGAAAGCCTCCTTGCCTCCGCCCTTTACCTGGATTCCTACCGCATTGACCGCTACTGCCGGACAGTTGATCCTCGCTTCCTTGAGCAGATCAACAACAAGAAGCCGAAGACAATGGCACGGCTTGCCGACATTTGGTACACAAGCCACGATGCTTCCTACGGCAGATCCCAACACTACAACGACAGCCGATACCATATGCTGAACCTCCACGCAACCTTCACCAAGGGAACGGTTGAGTTCCGGCTTTTCCAATTCGATGCTCCCACCGCAGATCGCAAGGGCGGACTCCACGCTGGACAGCTCAAGAGCTACATTCAGCTTTGCTTGGCACTCAGCCAAATGGCAAAGGAAGTCCGCACCGCAAGCCCCAAGCCTCAGCAGAACGAGAACCCCAAATACGCAATGCGGACTTGGCTCCTCCGGCTTGGCTTCATCGGTGACGAGTTCAAAACCGCACGGGAACTGCTGACCAAGCGTTTGGCCGGCGATGCCGCCTTCCGGACAAGCCGCCCCGCTTGATGGAAGCGCTGGCCCCCTTGACCGCTTCGGCGGTCTTAAGGTGGTAGAAGGGCATTCCTTTCAGAACAATTTACGGAGGATCGAATGATGGAAAAAAGATACTATGTAGCATACGGCAGCAACTTGAATGTCCGGCAGATGCGGATGCGTTGCCCCCACGCACGGATCATTGGCACGGCGGTTATTCCCGACTACCGACTGATGTTCAAAGGCAGCAAGACCGGATCCTACCTCACCATTGAGCCGGAGGAAGGCTGCGAGGTGCCGGTTGGCGTTTGGGAGGTTACCCCGGCAGACGAAAGAGCATTGGATCGGTACGAAGGTTGCCCCACCTTTTACTACAAGAAGGAGATGGAGCTTCCTATTACCGGATGCCGATCCGGCCAAGTTCGTCAGCGTAAGGTATTCGTCTACATTATGCACGAGGATCGGGAACTTGGTGAGCCGAGCAGTATGTATGTCAGCGTTTGTGCCGAAGGGTATTACGATTTCGGCTTTGACCTTGCGCCTTTGATCGAAGCCTACAACTACAGCAAAGTGGAGGAATGATTATGAAGGAACAGTACACGCACCCAACCGTCTGCCCCAAGTGTGGAAAGACATTCACCGAGCATCCGGCACTTTCCCGGCTGGATAACAGCACCTTGATTTGTCCGGATTGCGGAACAAGGGAAGCTTTGGACACCCTGGGGATTGGCGCAGCGGAGCAGGACAAGATCCTGCATACAATCCATCAGTGCTACGACGCACAAGCCTAGCCATTCACCATACAAAGGGACGGAGCCGGTTGGCTCTGTTCCTCGTTACAGCCGTAATGGCTGTTTTTTATTCCCCCGAAGGAGGTGACCGCATATTAGAAAACTGAAAAAGTACAAGCCAACCCGATTTATGGCGAAAGGCTCTTACTACGATAAAGCTTCCGCTGACTATGCGGTTAATTTTATTCAGTGCCTATGCCATACAAAAGGCACCTGGGCGCGGAAGCCTTTTGAACTAATCGACTGGCAGGAACAGATCATCCGAGATGTCTTCGGCACACTGAAGCCAAACGGATACCGACAATTCAATACTGCTTATATAGAGATCCCCAAGAAGCAAGGCAAATCGGAGCTGGCGGCTGCGGTTGCCTTGCTTTTGACTTGTGGGGATGAAGAGGAACGCGCCGAGGTTTATGGCTGTGCTGCCGATCGTCAGCAAGCATCCATTGTCTTCAATGTTGCTGCCGATATGGTGCGTATGTGTCCGGCACTTTCTAAGAGGGTCAAGATCCTGGACTCTCAAAAGAGACTGATCTACCAACCTACCGGCAGCATCTACCAGGTGCTGTCCGCTGATGTGGGTAACAAGCACGGCTTTAATACCCACGGGGTTGTCTTTGATGAGCTACACACCCAGCCGAACAGAAAGCTCTTTGATGTAATGACCAAGGGTTCCGGTGATGCCCGTATGCAGCCGCTGTACTTTCTGATCACCACGGCCGGCAATGATACCAAGTCCATCTGCTATGAGGTGCATCAGAAAGCCAAGGATATCATCGAGGGCAGGAAAATCGACCACACCTTCTATCCTGTGATTTACGGTGCGGAGGACTCGGACGATTGGACAGACCCCAAGACCTGGAAGAAAGCAAATCCCTCCCTGGGCATTACGGTGGGGATCGATAAGGTCCGGGATGCCTGCGAGTCCGCAAAGCAGAACCCCGGCGAAGAGAATGCCTTTCGGCAGCTCCGCTTGAACCAATGGGTGAAGCAGGCTGTCCGCTGGATGCCTATGGAGAGATGGGATAAGTGTGCCTTCGCTGTCAACGAGGACGGCTTGGAAGGGCGCGTTTGCTATGGCGGTCTTGACCTATCCTCCACCACGGATATCACAGCGTTTGTTCTGGTGTTTCCGCCCGGGGATGAGGATGACAAATACACCATTTTGCCTTACTTCTGGATACCGGAGGACAATCTGGATCTGCGAGTCAAACGAGATCACGTTCCATACGATGTTTGGGAGCGCCAAGGCTATCTCAAAACCACCGAGGGCAATGTCGTCCATTACGGTTTCATAGAGAAGTTCATTGAGAAGCTGGGGGAACGGTTCAACATCCGTGAGATTGCTTTTGACCGATGGGGTGCTGTTCAGATGGTGCAGAACCTGGAAGGTATGGGTTTTACGGTGGTGCCTTTCGGACAGGGATTCAAGGATATGTCCCCGCCGACCAAGGAGCTGATGAAGCTGGTGCTGGAAGAAAAACTGGCACACGGCGGACATCCGGTTCTACGGTGGATGATGGATAACATTTTTATTCGTACCGATCCGGCAGGCAATATCAAGCCAGACAAGGAAAAGTCCACAGAAAAGATTGACGGTGCTGTTGCCACCATTATGGCTCTCGACCGTGCGATCCGCTGTGGTAATGATAACAGTGCTTCGGTTTATGACAGCCGAGGCATTTTGTTTTTGTAGGAGGAGTGAAATGGAAAAACCAAAACTGCACGTTGTTTCGCTCTCCGGTGGCAAAGACTCCACAGCTATGCTCCTGCGGATGCTGGAGGAAGGAATGCCGGTGGACATTATTCTGTTCTGCGATACCGGCTTGGAGTTTGAGGGTATGTACCATCATATCGACAAGCTGGAAAAGTATATCGGCAGACCAATCACCCGGCTCAAGTCCGATTATGACTTTGCGTATTTGCTGCTGGAGCATATGCCGAAACGAAAGAATCCGGAGCTGTTTGGGCGTAAGGGATACAGTTGGCCGGGACCTCGTAACCGGTGGTGTACCGCAATGCTGAAGCAACGGATCATCGACCGATACCTTCGGGATCTGTCAAAGGACTACGAGCTGGTACAGTATTTGGGCATTGCGGCGGATGAACCGCAGCGTGTCCACGACTTCAATTATCCTCTGATTGAATGGGGTATGACAGAAGCAGACTGCTTGGCCTACTGCCGGGAACGAGGCTTCGATTGGGACGGTCTATATGACATCTTCCACCGGGTTTCTTGCTGGTGCTGTCCGTTACAATCCTACGATGAACTGCGAAAACTGCGTAAGCATTTCCCGGATCTTTGGGCGCAGCTTCAAGATTGGGACAACCGCACCTGGCGCACATTTTTGAAAAAATACTCCGTTGAACAATTAGAGAAACGCTTTGCTTTTGAGGATCGGCGGCTTGCTGCCGGACTCCCCATTAAAGGCAAGGCGTTTTTTGAAGCCCTGAAAAAAGAACTGGAAGGTGATGCTTCTTGATAGAAATCACAATCAATAAAGCGGATGCTGCCGTTTCTCAATTGGAGACCTTGGTCTGCGGAATGGTGAATGTGGTGCAGATCCACTTTACTCTTTCGGAGCATTGGGAAGGACTCCATAAGACAGCTGTTTTTACCAACGGACAGACCACCGTTGATGTACTGGAAAGTGAGTGGCTGACAGAGGACACCTGCGTGTTGCCACCGGAGATGCTGGCTGTGGCAGGAAAAAAGGTCAGCGTGGGTTTGCGAGGACAGGCTACCGCCGAAAACAGTGTCGACATACTGCCTTCCACACTTTGCAGTTTGGGAACGGTAAAACCGGGACCGGCAGCACAGGCAGACACCGGCACACAAGTATCTCTTCCGGTGTGGGGACAGCTCCAGGAGCAGGTTGCGGATTTGCGAGACAATGCCAAGCTGTGCTACACCACGCTGGAAAAACCGAAAGCTGTAGAGGATGCTACCAATGCGAGCGTCCGCATCAATCTGCACGGCATTTCACGGCTGACCGGCAAGCTGGAGCTTCACGTATATGTGTGTATGCGCCACCGACGCAGATCCCATTACTGGCGACATCCCAGCAACTGGGATGCTGAACCGGAAGAAGGGGTTGTGAAAATGGGCTATGGCGAAATAGCCGGAACACCTTATGCCAATGGCGATGTTGCAATTTCGGATATGTACCCGGGTATACCGGAATGGATGCCCAACGAGGGTTATTTGGAAACAATTATCCCCATCACCACGATGGTACGGCGGCGCGGCTATGTTCTGCTGGATCTTTCCAATTGGTTACTCCCGTTACTGAAGCCTGCAGAAGAAGATGACTTTTCCTGGACACACTGCGGTCTTATGGGCGTACAGGGTGACGGAACGGTTGCTCCCTTGCTGTTCCAGTTCCGGCTTGTGGAGGCTGGCAAGCAGATCGGCACAGCGGAAAGCACCCTCGCAGTCGGCATACGCAGACAGCTTTCAGGTGAAGAGAATTTCTTGACCTCGGACAATACCGTAAACAGCAGCGTGCTGTATCTGTCAATTCGATAAACTCTTGGGAGAAGCAATGTGGTTGCCTGTTTTTGCCCCCGCATTAACCGGCATTTGGTCATCTCTTCGTGGTGCGAGGTTCGTTGCTCCCAAGCAATATAAGGAGGTAAATCTTTATGGGTATTTTCTCCGGTTTATTCCGAAGCCGGGACAAGCCTACAAACAGAACAGCCGGTAGTGCCTACAGCTTTTTCTTGGGTGGTAGCTCTTCAGGAAAGCCGGTGACGGAACGATCTGCTATGCAAATGACAGCGGTGCATTCCTGCGTCCGGATCTTGGCAGAAGCTATTGCCTGTTTGCCGTTGCATCTTTACCGATACACCAAAAACGGCGGCAAAGAAAAGGCTCTCGACCACCCACTGTATCGCATTCTGCACGATGAACCGAATCCGGAAATGAGTTCTTACATTTTCCGGGAGACCCTTATGACCCATCTGCTGCTTTGGGGAAACGCCTATGCCCAGGTGATTCGCAACGGCAAGAATGAGGTTATTGCACTGTATCCGCTGATGCCCAACCGCATGACAGTGGACAGAGACGATAAGGGTCAGTTGTACTACCAATACACAACCTCCCAGGAGGATGCTCCCACATTGCAAGGTGGTACCGTAACCCTTCGACCGGAAGATGTGTTGCATATCCCAGGTCTAGGTTTTGACGGCCTTGTGGGCTATAGCCCCATTGCAATGGCAAAGAACTCCATAGGCATGGCAATTGCCTGCGAGGAGTATGGTGCCAAGTTCTTTGCAAACGGTGCTGCCCCCGGTGGTGTATTGGAACACCCCGGTACAATCAAAGATCCGCAGAGGGTACGGGAAAGCTGGCAATCCACCTTCGGCGGTACCGGCAATGCCAACAAGATCGCGGTGTTGGAGGAGGGCATGAAATATACCCCCATTTCCATATCTCCGGAGCAAGCACAGTTCCTGGAGACCCGCAAATTCCAAATCAATGAAATTGCTCGAATTTTCCGGGTGCCGCCCCATATGGTGGGTGACCTGGAAAAGTCGAGCTTTTCTAATATCGAGCAACAATCTCTGGAATTCGTGAAATACACCCTGGATCCCTGGGTCGTCCGTTGGGAGCAATCCATACAGCGGATTCTGCTGACTCCGGACGAGAAACAGGAGTATTTTGTGAAGTTCAATTTGGAAGGTCTGCTCCGGGGCGATTACCAAAGCCGAATGAATGGCTATGCAATCGCACGACAGAACGGCTGGATGTCTGCCAATGACATCCGTGAGCTGGAGAATCAGGATCGTATCCCTGCAGAACAGGGCGGCGACCTGTACCTAATTAACGGCAATATGCTCCCTATGGGCAACGCGGGAGCCTTTGCGAATATCACCCCAACAACTGAAGGAAAGGAGAACGAAACCGATGAAGAAGTTCTGGAAGTGGATCAACCAGGCGCAGACGAATCCGGAGATGACACCGGAAGCGGAACAGACGCCGGTGGAGAGAACACTGCATCTCAACGGCACCATCGCAGAGGAAAGCTGGTTTGACGATGATGTCACCCCCCAGCTGTTCAAGGAAGAGCTTATGGCTGACACCGGTGACATCACCGTATGGATCAATTCCCCCGGTGGTGACTGTGTGGCGGCAGCTCAAATCTACAATATGCTGATGGACTACCCGGGCAAGGTAACCGTCAAGATTGACGGCATTGCCGCCTCCGCTGCCTCTGTCATTGCAATGGCCGGCACCACGGTGCTGATGTCTCCCGTGTCTATGCTGATGATCCATAACCCCATGACGATTGCCTTTGGCGACTCTGCGGAAATGCAGAAGGCAATCGAGATGCTGGCAAGCGTGAAGGATTCCATCATCAATGCATACGAAATCAAGACCGGTCTATCCAGGGCAAAGCTGAGTCACCTTATGGACGCAGAGACCTGGATGGATGCCAATAAGGCTGTGGAGCTTGGTTTTGCAGATGGCATCCTGAAGCGTGATGCCGCGGATACAGTTGAGCCTCCTGCGGTCTCTATGCTGTATTCCGAAGCAAAGGTAGTCAACTCCCTCAAGAAGAAGCTGGCTGCCAAGTGCCGCATCGCACCCAAACCCACCGCAGCCGAACCTACTGAACCCACCCGTACACACAAAGCCGATGACCTTTTGGATCGGCTCAATCTCATCAAAAATTGGAGGTAATTTATTATGACTATTTCTGAACTGCGCGAGAAGCGCAACAAGGCATGGGAAGCCGCCAAGGCTTTCGTTGAAACCAAGCGGGACGCTGATGGCCTGATGTCCGCCGAGGATGCCGCGACCTACGCTCAGATGGAAAAGAAGGTGCAGGACTATAGCACCGAGATCGACCGTATGGAGCGCCAGGAGGCTATCGACCGCCAGATGAGCGCACCCACTTCCACCCCCATTACCACCAAGCCTTCTGCGACCACCCCCAAGGCTGACACCAAGACCGGCCGAGCAGCTGATACCTACAAGGCTTCCTTCTGGAATCAGATGCGGAACAAGACCAGCGTTGAGGTTCGTAATGCCTTGAGCGTTGGCGTGGACGCTGATGGTGGTTATCTGGTGCCCGATACCTACGAAAAGAACCTAATCACCGCACTGAACGATGCGATGGTGGTTCGTAAGCTGGCACACACCTTTGTCACTTCCTGTGGCGTCCACAAGATCCCCGTTGTGACCTCCCATGGTACTGCAAACTGGGTGGAGGAAGCCGGCGAGATCCCCGAGACCACCGAGACCTTCGGCCAGCAGCACATCGGCGCACACAAGCTGACCGCCCTCATCAAGATCTCTGAGGAGTTGCTCAACGACTCTGCTTTTGATCTGGAGGGCTATTTCCAGAAAGAGTTTACCAAGCGTATCCTCAACGCCGAGGAAGTTGCCTTTATTACCGGTGATGGTAACGGCAAGCCTACCGGTTTGCTGGATGCTGATACCGGTGCTGAAGTCGGTGTGACCGCTGCTTCCGCTACCGAAATCACCGCCGATGACATCATCAATCTGTACTACAGCCTCCGCGCTCCTTACCGTAGCAAGGCTGTGTGGCTGCTGAACGATTCCACCATCAATGCCATTCGTCTGCTGAAGGACAAGAACGGTCAGTATCTGTGGCAGCCCTCTCTCAAGGAAGGCACTCCCGATATGCTGTTGGGTCGCCCTGTTTACACCTCTACCGCATTCCCCGGTATCGGTGCCGGCCAGAAGTCCGTTGCCTTTGGTGATCTGTCCTACTACTGGATCGGTGACCGTGAAGGCATCACCTTCCGCCGCCTGAACGAGCTGTACGCAGCCAAGGGTCAGGTCGGCTTCCTGGCTACCAAGCGCGTGGATGCCAAGCTGATCCTGCCTGAAGCCATCAAGGTCCTGCAGATGGCTACTGCCTAATAACAGGAGGTGGCGGTGATGAGCGTACTTCTGACAAAGGTCAAGCAAAACTTAATATTGGAACACGAGGCTGACGATCCCTTGCTGGAGAGCTTTATCACCGCCGCCATTTCCTATGCGGAAAGCTATCAGCATATCCCGGAAGGTTACTATTCCGAGAATGCGATGCCGGCCACCACGGAGCAAGCCATTATCATGCTGTCGTCCCACTTTTACGAGTCTCGAGACGGCAGCACCGGTGGCTTCTTCGCAGACAATGTCCAAGCCGGACAGCAGGTGTGGAACACCGTAAATATGCTGCTCCGGCTGGATCGAAACTGGAAGGTGTAGTTATGAGCTTTGGGAACATGAATACCTTTATCGACATCGTTGTTTTGAAAAAGAGCAAGGATGAGGAAGGCTTCGCAACCACGGTTTATGATGCGGTTGCTTCGGTACGGGCATACCGGGAAGGACGGCACGGATCTCAAAGATGGGCAAACCTTGCCGCCTTCTCCGAAGCAACCGATCTGTTCCGCTTCCGTGCCATACCGGGGGTAACCGTTACCACCGACCACGTTATTATGACGGGCGGTGAGACCTTCGACATTACCTCTGTGGAGAATGTGAAAGGTCGCGGGATGTACACGGAGGTGCTTGCAAAGAAGGTGGTGGCTACCAGTGGCAAAAGTTGATATCAAGATGCCGGAGGAGTTTTTGGATCGAATGTCCAAGCTGGGTAGCCGCTTCGACACTATAGCGGAATCTGTCCTGGAAGCCGGTGGTGAGGTGGTACTTGCCCGTACCAAAAGCAACCTCTCCTCGGTGGTGGGAGCCGGCACCAAATACGACTCCCGTTCCACCGGCGAACTGGAGGGCGCTCTCGGCCTTACACCGGCAAAGGTTGACCGGGACGGCAACCACAATATTAAGCTGGGTTTTGCCGAGCCTCGCCGGGACGGCGGCAGCAATGCCAAAATTGCCAACATCCTGGAATATGGAAAGCACGGTCAGCCTGCAAAACCTTTTTTGAAGCCAGCCAAGAGTGCTTCCAAATCTGCCTGCAGAAATGCAATGGTGCAAAAAATGGAAGAGGAGATCGGTAAACTATGAGTATTTTGGCTGACGTCCAGACCGCCCTTACCGGACTGGATATCCCTATGGAAACCGGTGTATTTACGGAGAAAGCACCTGCAAAGTATATCGTGGTGGTGCCGATTGTAGACACCTTTGAAGTCCACGCAGATAACGCTCCCGGTGCGGAGGTGCAGGAAGCACGCATTTCTCTGTACTGCCAAGGTAGCTACACAAAGGAAAAGAACGCCGTTGTGAAGGCTCTATTGGCAGCGGATCTCACAATAACTGACCGCAGATACATCGGTTATGAAACCGAAACCGGCTACTTCCACTATGTGGTGGATGTGGCACAAGCATACGAACTATAGATTTATATTGGCAGTCAGCGCGGGCGGCAAGAACGCATCAACATATTTGCTGGTGCACGTATTGCCACCGGCGGCTCGCCGGAATTGGAGGAATGACTATGGCCACAATTGGTCTTGATAAACTGTATTACGCCAAGATCACCGAGGATGAGGAAGGTAATGAAACCTACGCAACCCCGGTGCAACTGGCAAAGGCAATGACCGCAGATCTGTCTGTGGAGCTGGCAGAGGCAACTCTGTATGCAGATGACGGTGCTGCGGAAATCGTAAAGGAATTTAAGTCCGGCACCCTTTCCTTGGGTGTGGATGACATTGGAGGCGGTGTCGCATCCGACCTTACCGGCGCAACCATTGATGCCAACGGTGTCGTGGTGGCTACCGCAGAGGACGGTGGCACTCCTGTTGCTATTGGCTTCCGTGCCAAGAAGTCCAACGGCAAATACAAGTATTTTTGGCTGTACCGTGTGGTGTTCGGTATCCCTGCTACTGCCCTTGCTACCAAAGGCGACAGCATCACCTTTAACACTCCCACTATCGAGGGTACGATTCTCCGCCGGAACAAGGTGGACGCAAAGAACCGCCATCCCTGGAAGGTGGAGGCTA